GAATACGTGGTGACGTGGCCCGGCAAGAACCTTGCTGCCCCTGTTTTTCAGTGGACGACTGAGTTCACGAACACGGGCAAACCGCCAGAATCTGCATGGAGTGTGGGCTAATGCCGAAGATTATGTTTACCCGCGCGTGGCGTGGCTACCGCAAGGGGCAAGTGGCTGAGCTTCCTGGCGGCATCACCACGCAGCTGCTCGCTCAGCGTGTCGCGGTGGAAGACCAACAGCCGTCGCTGATTGAAACGGCTGCCCTCGAGCACGACGCAGAAACCGCAGACGCCACGCCGAAGAGGAGCCGACGCCGTGCAGTATCGAAGCCTGACTCGACAGACGCCGCCAGCCGTTGAGCCCGTCACGCTCGCGGAAGCCAAGGCCCATCTGCGGGTTGATACGAGCGGCGATGACGCCTACATCGGCACGCTGATTACGGCAGCCCGCGAGTGGTGCGAACAGTACCTAGATCGCACGCTGGTGAATACGCAGTGGGTGATGCGGTTCGACTCGTTCCCGCCAGACGGCACGCACGACATCGAGCTACCACGGCCGCCTATGGCGACGGCCGGCACGACTACGGCAGTGGCTCTGACGTTCACCTACGAGAACGGCACGACAGCCACCTATTCCACGGCCAGCTACCGCGTGGACCGAAGCAGCACGCCAGGGGCCGTGAAGACTTTGTACGGCCAGACGTGGCCGCCGCACTTGATGGATGACAACGCCATCAGCGTGACGTGGTGGGCCGGCTACGGGGCTGCTGGCTCAAGCGTGCCTGCTGCCATTCGCCACGCCTGCCTCATGCTTGTGGGCTTCTGGTACGACAACCGCAGCACGGTGCTCGTGGGCAGCATCAGCAAGCCGCTTGAGTTTGCCGTGGAATCGCTTCTCTCGTCGCAGAAATGGGGCAGCTACCAATGAGCCTTGAAGGACGAATCAACGTAGACGTTCTGTTCCACGATAAGGACGGCACGGCATCGCTCAAGGTGGTGAGTCTGCAGGACTCGAAAGCCTACACCACTGGCAAGGTGGCTATCGTGAGCGGCACGGTTGGCACTAGTGCCGTGACTATCCAAGTCGCGCCGACAGCCTACAGGGACGCGAGCGGCGCTTTGGTTTCGTTCTTTGAGATTCAGCGATTTGTGATTAAGTCCGGACCGGCTCGCTTGCTGCTTGAGAACCCATCCGTGATTGTTGACGCAAACTCGTTGACTGTTGTTTCAGATGCCACTGGCGATTTTGGCGACGCTGGCCAACTTCCGACAGTGCGATCGCAATCAGGCACGTCCTCCTACACCATTGCGATGTACGGCACATGATTGACGCCGGCAGCCTCCGCGAGCGTGTCACGGTGCAGCAGGCGTCCGAGTCTCGGAACGCTCTCGGGGAAACCGTGCTTTCATGGGCCACGTTTGCTGAACGCTGGGCCAGCGTGGAAGGCGTATCGTCTCGTGAGCTTCTGCAGTACGGGCAGCAGCAGATTGAAGTTTCGCACCGCGTCCGCATGCGGTGGCTTGACGGGCTGACGCAATCCATGCGGATTGTCTGGCGTGGCCGCACGCTGGAGATCGTCAGCCTGCTTGAGCACGGGAACCGTAGTGAGCACGAGCTCGTCTGCCAGGAGGCCGCATAGATGGCCGTTGCTGGCGTTTACATGTTGCTTGATACGTCCGAGATTGTGCGGCTACAGAAGTCGCTTGGCAAAGTCTTTGGCGACAAAGGCGACCTTGCTGAGACGCTTGGCGAGGCGATTGAGAAGGCACTGGAGCCGGCAAAGCTGCGGCTGCGAGAGAACACGCCAGCAGGGCCTACTGGCAATCTCAAGCGTGCCGTGAATATGAAGATCGTAAAGTACAAGAACAGCGGCGTGGCTGTTGGCCTGCTTGGCTACAACCGTGCTGGCGCTGGCAAGTCCACCAGCGCCGCTGGCGGCACGGTGCAGGCTGGCCCTGATCGTGCGTTTCATCAGTGGTGGCTTGAGTTCGGCACGAAGCAACGAGTGATTGCCAAGCTCTCAAACAAGCCCTACCAGCGGAAGGCTCACCAAAGAACGATGAAGTCTGGCAAAGTGGCCAGCATCAAGGCTCACCAAGTCTCTGGGCAGAACGCCTACATCGCATCGTCATACAGCAAGCTTGGCCCGTTCACGATGGCCAAGGGAACTGACGGGCGAGTGCAGACAGACCCTGCCTACCCCAAAGCGTTTTTCCGAAAGTCCAAGACGCCTATCGTGATTCCTGCCATGAATCCTGGCGGCAGCGGGGAGCCGCCAGTTCAAAAGACGTGGCGTGAGTATCAGGGCAAGGTGGCCGAGCGGCTCACGTCGGAACTGCGGATTTCTCTTGAGCGTGCCCTGGAGGCGCTCACGTACACCAGCACCGGCAGCGTCACTGGTGCCACCATCCAGGCTGGAGGCTAGCCGTGCTGAAGTCGCCAGAGCAGGCAGCTGCTCGAGCACTCGTTGCAGATCCCGCTGTTGCCATGATTCTTGGCCAGCGTATCTGGCCCGTGATCGCACCGGCGTCTGCGTCCCTGCCGTTTGCCACATGGCGACGCACGGGCGTGACCCGCTCGCAAGGGCTCTCAGGCCCGACAGGTGCTACGTCTGTGCAGCTGGCGGTGGACGTGTTCTCAACCACGTACGAAGAGGCCCGCGAGGCCGCCGACAGAATCCGCTCAGTTCTGGATGGATGGGGCGGGCAACTGACAGACTACGTAAGCGTTCGGAACGTGAGCCTCGAAACTGAGTCTGACGGCTTCGTGCAACTCGCTGGCGGTGACTTACCGCCCGTTTATCAGGTGACGCAATCCTTCTCAATCCTCTGGCAGGAGACTTAGCAGATGCCCTTTGAAACTCCGCATGATGGCTCGGGCACAGTCCTTACCTTCGGCGGCACGGCCTATACCGTCACCAGCGTGGTTGTGAGCGCCACCGACCCGACTGCCGCCGATGACAAGATTGCCGTTTCGCATCTCGGCCAGACTGTTGGCGAAACCGCCAAGACTCTTGATCTTCCGCTTGCTGGTGCGGCCTCCGGCGAGACCGGCCGCAGCGTCACGTTTGACTACATCGGCAAGACTTTTATTGCTGACAAGAGCACTGGCTCTTTTGTGCTCACCATCGGCGGTACGGCGCTCTCTGGCGTGAGCAGCAAAGTTGGAACGGTCACGAGTTCAACGCTGACGCTCGCTACGCAGGACGCCATCCGAGGCCAGGCCACGATCAAGCTTGAGCGGTAAGCCAGACGGAGGACCGTCATGGCGAACTACTCAGCGGGCGTCACGGCCACTTGGAACAGCGTGAACTTTGGTGAGGTTACGGAAATCTCCGTAACGCACGGCGGTGCTCTTCCATTGGCTCGCGCCAGTACGTGGACGCTTGACATTGGCACTATAGAGATGAAGTGCCTAACCACGGCGAACATCTCCACTGCCAACTACGGCAAGCGCTCGCTCGTCACCATTGCTGGTGGCGGGCTCGCTTATCGCGGCACTGCAGTGCTTGAGAAGTTCACCATGGCTGGCGTGGTCAATGACGTGACGCGCTACGCAGTCACGCTACGAGTACAAGGCTAGGAGAAACCATGCTGAGCGTTTCAGAACTTGCTGCCCAGATTCTCGCGGCTGACGATCTGCCCGTTCTCAAAGTGACTGTGCGTGAATGGAAGGGCGCAGACGGCAAGCCGCTCGTGCTCGGCGTGCGAGTCATGACGGTGGAAGAGCGTGACAGCTACGAGAAGGAGTGGGTGGGCAAGAAGGAGACGGGCATCGACAACTTCCGGACGAAGTATCTGGCCCGCTGCCTGTGCCATCCCGAGAGTGGCGAGCGTCTTTTTGACGAGGCTGGCATCGAGCAGCTGGCAAAGAAGTCAGCGGCCATCGTGTCCAAGCTCTTCGAGAAGGCGCTCAAGCACAACAACATGACCGAGACAGACGTGGAGGAACTCGCAAAAAACTGAGCGTCCGCCCGACGAGGCGTTTCCTGTTTCGTCTGGCGGGGCACTTGGGAATGACGGTGAGGGAACTGT